CTACGATTCTCAGGCTGTGGAGCTGTGGAACGGAAGCACGAGGCTCGGAAGCTACTCGCAGTCGATTCAACAGACGCCGACAGCAAGTCTCCGCACTGATCCGACAACCTACACCATCGAGATGCGGATCAGAGGCGGCACGGTTCGCGTCTATTCCGGCGCTTCCAACACGCTCAGGTTCACGGCCACGGTCAGCGGATTCAGTGGAGGAACCGCTGGATATCAGTCTGACCAGAGAACCATCTGCGAACTGTTACGCATGGGCGACGCATGGACGTATGAGCCTTACGAGCGGTTCGACGTAACTTTCCCAGACGGCAGCGTCACGCAATACGGCAGAATCAGCCGGAGCAACGTCGCCTGGGACGATGAGTTTCAGGTGTTCACGCTGACCTCGGACATTGAGGAATCCGCGACGCGGTCTGAGTCCATTTCAATGGACTACGAGTTCTACCACTCCGGTCAGCTCGATCTCGCATGCGGGAATGACTACACCGTGACGGTTACGCCGAAGGACATCGACATCTGGATATCACGGCTCTTCCTCGGCGACGCGGACGGCTTTTCCATCCTCTACTATCAGGACGTGGACTCGCTCGTCTACTGGGCGAATCAGGCCGCCTACCACTGGAATTTGCGCGGCATCGCCATCTGGTCACTCGGGCAGGAGGATCTGCGGCTCTGGGAGGCTTTGCCGAAACAGACCGACACCTCATAACTTCATAGAACAAACAGTTTTACAAGGCTGTCAGCAATAACGCTGGCGGCCTTTAATTTTGCTCAAAAACAAGGAGGGAATCATTGATGAAGGAATTCTGGAACACCATACAGCTCATCTTCGCCGCAATCGGCGGATGGCTCGGCTACTTTCTCGGAGGCTGCGACGGGCTTCTCATTGCGCTGATCATCTTCGTGGTCTGCGACTACATCACCGGCGTGCTCTGCGCCATCGCGGACAAGAAGCTCTCGTCCGCTGTTGGCTTCAAAGGCATCTGCCGCAAAGTGCTGATCTTCATTCTGGTCGGCATCGCCAACATTCTCGACATCCACGTGCTCGGCCACGAGGGCGTGCTGAGAACGGCAATCATCTTCTTTTATATCAGCAATGAAGGGCTCAGTCTCACCGAGAACGCGGCGCACCTCGGACTGCCGATACCCGGCAAGCTCAAGGACGTGCTCGAACAGCTTCACGACAGAAACGACAAGGAGGAACAGTAATTATGGCATACAAGGGAATCGACATATCCGTCTGGCAGGGAAACAGCATCAACTTTGCCAAGGTGAAATCATCCGGCATTGATTTCGTGATCATCCGCGCCGGATACGGAAATGGAAACAAGGACAAGTATTTCGACAGCAACTATCAGAAGGCAAAAGCCGCCGGGCTCCACGTCGGCGCGTACTGGTATTCATACGCCTCGTCTGCTGCCGGAGCAAAGCAGGAAGCGCAGACATGCGCCAAGGTGCTCTCCGGCAAACAGCTCGACTACCCGGTCTATTTCGACATTGAAGAAAAGTCCCAGCTCTCCAAGGGGCGTGACTTCTGCTCAAGCCTCATCACGGCGTTCTGCACCGAACTGGAGAGCTGTGGCTACTACGCAGGTTTCTACACTTCGCTTTCCAGCCTGAACTCCGTGGTATCGGACGCTGTGAAGAAGCGGTTCACTGTCTGGGTGGCGCAGTGGGCAGGCAAATGCTCGTATTCCGGCGCTTACGGCGTCTGGCAGTACTCGTCTAAGGGCAAGGTCAGCGGCATCGGCGGGAACGTCGACATGGACTACTCCTACATCGACTTTCCGGCGACCATCAAAAGCGGCGGATTCAACGGCTACGGCAAAGGTACCGCGTCCTCCAGCACATCAACCGCGACGGCGAAGAAATCCGTTGATGAGATTGCCGCAGAGGTTATTGCCGGGAAATGGGGCAATGGCTCCGACCGCAAGAACCGCCTGACTGCCGCCGGATACGACTATTCTGCCGTACAGGCGAAGGTCAACGAGAAGCTCGGATCAACTGCCAAGAAAACGACGGCAACCTACTACACGGTTCAGCGCGGCGATACTCTCTCCGGCATCGCAAAGAAGTACGGCACGTCCGTATCCGCGATCCAGAAGCTGAACAGTTCTCTTATAAAGAATGTGAACCTCATCCAGGTCGGATGGCGGATTCGCGTGAAATAGCCGCATCACCTTTCAGGCCTACTGGCTTTCCCTTATCGGGATTGTCGGTGGGCCTTTTTTCGTTTTCGCTTCGTCAAAACGGGCCTCTTGCCTCCAGTGGAAAGCAGGAGGCGAAACATCATGACGGAGGAAACCAACTACTACACGGAAGAGCGCATCCGCAGTGATCTCGACTATCAGCGGGCGCAGAGAATTGCCGGTAGCATGCTTGATTCAGGCCTGATCTCGGCGGTCGAATTCAACAAATTATGCGACATCAACCGCGAAACTTTCTCTCCCCTGTTTGCGGAAATATATCCGAAAACCGCTTGCTATGTGTCCGAAACAGAGTGATGTATGGACACTGACAAGGAGGAAAGCCAATGCGGAAAATAACGAAAATAGAGCAGACAAGCACAGGAAAAACAAAACCAAAGAAGCTGCGCGTCGCCGCCTACTGCCGCGTGTCCACTGACTCGGATGAGCAGCTGGAGAGCCTTGAGACACAGAAAACGCACTACGAAGGCTACATCACATCCCGTGACGACTGGCAGTTCGCCGGAATCTACTACGACGAAGGAATCAGCGGTACCGGTAAAGCCAGACGCCCGGAGCTCGAACGCCTCATGCAGGACTGCAGGGCCGGGAAGATCGACATGGTCATCACCAAAAGCATCAGCCGATTCTCACGGAACACTACCGACTGCCTTGAACTCGTCCGAAAGCTCCTCGAACTGAACATCCCCATCTGGTTCGAGAAAGAGAACATCAACACCGGCTCGATGGAAAGCGAGCTGTTCCTCTCCATCCTCTCCAGCATGGCAGCTGATGAATCCCTGTCCATCAGCCTGAACAGCAAGTGGAGCATCAAGAAGCGGTTCGAGAACGGCACATTCAAGATCAGCTACCCTCCATACGGGTACGACTGGGACGGCCAGACGATGACCATAAACCCGGAACAGGCCGAGATTGTACGCCGCATCTTTGCGGACGCGCTCTCCGGGAAGGGAACCGCAACCATAGCCTCTGAACTCAACCGCGAGCAGATCCAGACCAAGCGCGGCGGACGATGGAGCCCATCCTGCATTCGCGGGATGCTCGCAAACGAGAAGTACTGCGGCGACTGCCTCTACCAAAAGACGTGGTCGGATTCCGCCTACAAGCGGCATCTGAATCACGGCGAGCAGGAGCAGTACCTGCAGCGGAACCATCACGAGCCTATCATCAGCCGGGAGGACTGGGAGGCCGTGCAGAAGCTCATCTCCCAGCGGGCCGATGAGAAGAACATCATCAAGGGCGACGAGAAGTACCAGAACCGCTACGGATTCTCCGGCAGAATCATCTGCGGCGAATGCGGCGCAACTTTCAAGAGGCGCATCAACTACACCATAGGCGGAAGCTACGCGGCATGGAGCTGCAAGACGCATCTCGCCGACAAGGACAAGTGCTCCATGCTCTTCATCCGGGACAGCGACCTCAAGCTCGCGTTCACAACCATGATGAACAAGCTCATCTTCGCACACCGGCTGATACTCAAGCCCTACGCAGAAAGCCTGAAGCGGAATTCAACAAGCCAGACGCTCAGCCGCATACAGCAGCTGGAAACCAGCCTTGCCGAGAACGCCGACAAGCGCAAGACGCTGACAAAGCTCATGGCGCAGGGATTCATCGACCAGGTGATCTACAGCCAGCAGACCACCGAGCTCCTATCGCAGGCCGACGCCATCCGGAAAAAGATAGACGCTTTGAAGAATACGACAAGCAATGAAACCACTGTCCTGATGCAGGCGGAGGAGCTGCTGCACTTCACGGAGAAGAGCCCGATGCTGGAGACCTTCGACGAAGAGCTATTCACGCAGTTCGTGGAACGCGTCGTCATCCGCTCCCGGCACAAGGCGGCGTTCGAACTCAAGTGCGGGCTGACGCTCGCGGAAAGGATGTGACAAACCATGGGACACACACCATACGGATACAGAATTGAAAACGGCAAGGCCATCATCGATGAAACGAAGGCCGGGCAGATACGAGCCCTCTACAGGAACTATCTTGACGGAATGGCCCTCGCCAAGGCAGCGCACGAGGCGGGAATCCAGACCTGGCACGGCTCGGCAAAGCGCCTGCTCGAAAATAGGCATTACCTCGGAGACGACTACTATCCCGCCATCATCGACCAGCAAACCTACGACAAGGCACAGGCGGAACGCCAGCGCCGGGCCGAGAAGCTCGGACGGACAAACCGGAAGAAGCAGCCACCAGACACACGAAAACCGCCGACCCGCTTCAGGCTCGCCGCTCCCAAACAGAACTATGACAATCCGAAGCAGCAGGCGGAATACCTGTACAGCCTTGTGGAAAGCGAGGCGCAGTGATGGCAAACGTGACAATAATCCCTGCCAGACGACAGGCCGGGAACAACAACAAGAAGGCCGAGCAGCCGAAGCTCCGCGTGGCGGCATACTGCCGCGTCAGCACCGACTCGGATGAACAGGAGACAAGCTACGAGACCCAGGTCTCCCACTACACGGAGTACATTAAAAGCCATCCGGAATGGGAGCTTGCCGGGATCTTCGCCGACGACGGCATCAGCGGCACCAACACGAAGAAGCGAGACGAATTCAACCGTATGATCGACGAGTGCATGGCCGGAAACATCGACATGGTCATTACCAAGAGCATCAGCCGATTCGCCCGTAACACGCTCGACTGCCTCAAATACATCAGGCTTCTCAAGGACAAAAACATCGCGGTCTGGTTCGAGAAGGAATCCATCAATACGATGGACTCCAAGGGCGAGGTACTGATCACCATCATGGCCAGCCTCGCACAGCAGGAATCGCAGTCGCTTTCGCAGAACGTGAAGCTCGGGCTCCAGTACCGTTACCAGCAGGGCAAGGTGCAGGTCAACCACAACCACTTCCTCGGATACACCAAGGACAGTGGCGGTCATCTCGTCATCGACCCGGAGCAGGCCGAGGTCGTCAAACGCATCTACCGGGAATATCTTGAAGGCCTCTCCATGAAGAAGATCGCCGAAGGACTGGAGAAGGACGGTATACTCACCGGCGCGGGCAAGACGAAATGGTACGACTCGACTATCAACAAGATTCTGCGAAACGAGAAATACATGGGAGACGCGCTCCTCCAGAAAACCGTGACCACGGACTTCCTCACCAAGAAGCGCGTGCGCAACACCGGAGCCCTACCGCAGTACTACGTGGAGGACGATCACGAGGCCATCATTCCAAAAGACATCTTCATGCAGGTGCAGGCGGAGCTTGTGCGACGCAGGAAGGTTCACACTGGGCCGAACGGCCAGAAGCGCATCT